CTGGGGCTGCACCGCGCGGTGTTCTCGCCGCGATCGTTGGTCCTGGTTATCTCGCCGTCGCTCCGGCAGTCGAGCGAATGGTTTCGCAAAGTGACAAACTACCTGGAGCGACTGCCGGAACGGCCAACGCTCGTTCAGGACAACCGACTATCGCTCGAATTAGCTAACGGCAGTCGTGTCGTTTCGCTCCCGTCGAGCGAGGCAACCGTCCGCGGCTTTAGCGCCGCCAGTCTGATCGTGGAAGACGAGGCTAGTCGCGTATTGGACGAGACGCACCAGGCTATCCGCGCCATGACGGCAATAAGTCGCGGTCAGCACATCCAACTCTCGACACCGAACGGTAGACGCGGGCATTTTTTCGAGGCGGCTACTGGGTCCGACAGTGATTGGCAATGTACGCGTATCACCTGGCAGGACTGTCCGAGGATCGATCCTGCGTTCGTCGAAGCGGAGCGCCGCGCACTCCCGTCGTTTGTGTTCGAGGCTGAATGGTGCTGCGCGTTCAACGATACCGCCGACGCGGTGTTTGCGAGCGTTGACATCGAAGCCATGTTCGATGATCCGTCGGCTACGCCGCTGTTCCCAGACCGACTCAGGCGCAACGTCTCGGACAATTATGTCGCTCTTGTTTCATGAGAATGGGACGGGCTACGTCCGCGACCTGGAACCGGCGCCGGCACCGTCGAGTTCGGCGGTGTACCGCATAGGGCTCGACCTTGGCGCTGTTGACGACTATTCGGCGTGCAGTGTGGTCGAAGTAACGAATATCGAGCAGCCCGGCGAAGCACGCTACGAGGTCAGGCATCTTGAGCGCTGGCGCCAGCCCTATCCCTCGATCATCCCGCTGGTGCTCGATATTGTCGGACGATTGCCGGCTGAGCGCCGCTTACTCCTGGTTGACGCGACGGGTGTCGGCTTGGCGGTTGTGCAGATGATGCGACTCGCTGACCTGGACTTGCTCGGAATCACAATTACCGCGGGCGACCAGACTGGCCGCAACGCGGCAGGCATCACGGTGCCGAAGGTATCGCTGGTGGGCGCTCTACAGGTGGTCATGCAAACGCATCGGCTGAAGGTTGCGTCCGGGCTTCCGGATGGGCGCACGCTGGCTACCGAATTGCAGGCGTTCACGCGACGGCAGAATCCGGTCACCGGCAGGAATCAATATGCCGCGTGGCGCGAAGGCGAGCACGACGATCTGGTGCTAGCCGTGTCAATGGCCGTGTGGCACGGTGAGAACCGCTCAGTGAGTAGGTTTTATTAGAGTCCTGGTTACTGGCGGCGAAGGATTTATCGGGCGGCATCTGGTCGAACGGTTCAGGGCGTTCGAGCACGATGTGACGGTGTACGACCTGGCGACCGGCGGCGATTTGATGAACATGCCGCGGCTGAATGCGTCGATGGCCGGCCAGGACATGGTGTTCCATCTGGCTGGGCACGCTACGGTTCGATTGACCGCGGATCAGTGGTTGCCGATACGGTCAAACGTCATCTGCACGCAGAACGTGCTTGATGCCATGCGGCTCGCCGGCGTTCATCGGATCGTGTTCAGCTCAACGAGCGCGGTATACGGTGATACGATAACGTTCCCGACGCCCGAGGACGTGCCGTTCCCGGTCCAGACCTCGTTGTACGGAGCGTCCAAACTAGCGGCTGAAGCGCTCGTGTCAGCCTATGCTCGATCGTTCGACTTGCAGGCGACGATCTTCCGGTTCGCGCCAGTATTGGGCGAGGGCTATCACCGCGGCCATCTGTACGACTTCTGGCGGAAGCTGAATCAAGACCCGACGCGAATCGAGATCCAGGGCAACGGCGAGCAGCGCAGGTCGTACATCTACGTGAGCGATGTGGTTGACGCCATGCTGCTGGTCGGGCTGGATGAGTCGAGTGAGCCGGTGCGGATCTTCAATGTCGGCCACTACCAGTCGTGCACGGTGAACGAGTCGCTCGGTTGGCTGTGCGAATCGTGCCACATCGAGCCTGAGCGGGTATACACTGGCACCAGTTGGAAGGGTGACAAGGCGCTGACGCTGCTCGACTGTACGCGGCTCATGGCGTTGGGCTGGACGCCCCAGGTGTCGATCAAGGACGCCGTGCTGAGGACCGTGGCGTCGTTTGATGCTGGGCGCATGAGCGCATGAGCGCATGAGCGACGAGATTACGTTCCGAGTCCCGGTGTGCTGCAACGTGTTCTGTCATATGTGTCCGGAGCGCGACCCCGCGGCGTGTGAATGGTCGGTAAAGCCGTGGCGAGTGACGCCGGACGCGGGCGAAGCAGTGACGAACGCTGAAGTGGACGCCTTTGTTAAAACCGGTACCGGCCGACTCTGTTGGCGTGGCGTCGTTTGACAGATAAACGGGTCGCGCTCGTCACCGGCGGCTCGATGGGGCTGGGTAAGGCCGTGGCTGAGCATCTGGCGCAGACGATGGAAGTTAGTACGTGTGCGCGGAGCGGCGACGTGACGCACGGTGGCGATGTTGCCAATCTGTATGACGTTGAGTACATCACTAATATCACCATCGCGGAATATGGTCGACTCGACGTACTCGTAAACAACGCAGCCGTGTACGGGCCGGTCGGTCAGCTCGACGAGACTGATGCATCCGAATGGTGGCATGCGGTCAAAATAAATCTGTTCGGACCAGTGCTCATGTCTCAGCATGTATTGCCTGTTATGCGCAAGCAGGGCTACGGCAAGATCATCAACGTCTCGGGAGCCGGCGCTCGACCACAATCCGAATGCACGGCGTACAACGCCTCGAAGGCCGGCCTGATCCGGTTCACCGAAGCGCTCGCGGTCGACCTCGCGGGAACCGGGATCGATGTCAACGCAGTGGCCCCTGGGACGCTCGACACGCGCATGCGGTTACGGTCGGCGCTACCGGATGATCCGGCGGCCAACATGCGCAAGGCCGTCGACCTGATAGCGTGGCTGGCATCCTCGGCGAGTGATGGGGTTACGGGCCGGCTATTCAGCGCGGTGTGGGACGATTGGGAGCATTTGGGCGAACTCGGCAAGGATGACTACCGCATGCGGCGAGTTGTGCCATGACTGTAGACGAGCCTGAGTGGCAGGCCGGTGATGAACTCGATGCGATTATTGCTGAGCGAGTTATGGGCTGGACGCTCCATATCGCTGATGATCGCGAAGACGACTACTCACGATCTTGGCTGACTGGCCCAAACATCCTTGTCGATTCGATTTTTGTCCATGAATTTCAGCCTAGCGTCGATATCACAGCCGCATGGCAAGTCGTCGAGCGGCTCAAGCTAGCAGTGATTCCCGACGTTGCGGGCGGTTACAGGGCAGCAAAAGAACCGTATGAGGGACCACACTGGTACGAGGTTAATGTGAACGATTGGGAATGGGGCGAGACGGCTCCACTCGCGATCTGTCGTGCCGCACTGCGAGTTGTTTCCTGATCATCGCTCGAGCGCCACTCCGGGTTACGCTCGGTGGAGGCGGCACAGACATCCCCGCTTACTACACGAAGCATGGTGGTCGATGTCTCGCCGCGGCGATCGACAAGTACGTGTACATCACGATCCACGAGACGTTCGTCGACGACCTGATCGTCAAGTACAGCAAACTTGAACGAGTGCCTGATTCCGAGCATGTGGAGCATCCGATCGTGCGCGAGGCGTTGCGCATGCTGCACATCAAGGGCCGTGGCCTGGAGATTTGCAGCCACGCCGACATTCCAGCCGGCACCGGGTTGGGTTCGTCGTCCAGCTTCACGGTGGCGTTACTCCAGGCGTTGCACGCATACCGGCGCCAGACGTGCTCACGCGAGCAGCTCGCTGAGGAAGCGTGCCGAATCGAGATCGACGCGCTCGAGCAGCCCATCGGCAAGCAGGATCAGTACATCGCGGCGTTCGGCGGGGTGACAATCCTGTCGTTCTACCAGGATGGTCGCGTGAGTCCGGTAGGTTTGAATATGCGAGCTGATACGTTCGCCGACCTTGAGGACAACCTGCTGCTGTTCTTCACCGGGCACACGCGCAAGGCCGCGGAGGTCCTCGGTGCCAGCACGATTCCAGACAGCCATTGGCACTGGTTTGCTGAGAATGCCGCAGACGCGCTTGAGGACGGCAATATTCGAGGATTTGCGCAGCAGATGAACGAGCAGTGGGCGGCCAAGAATCAACGAACGCCGGCTAGTGACGATATCCAGCGCTGGCACGCGCTCGGCTTGGCGAACGGTGCGCTCGGCGGAAAACTGGTTGGAGCCGGTGGCGGCGGGTTTCTGATGTTCTACGCGGAGGACAAGGCGCCATTACGCCGAACGATGACTGAGCAAGGGTTGCGCGAGGTGCGCTTTCGGTTCGACTGTCACGGTGCGCAGGTCGTGGCGTCGTGAGTCTGACCGTTGCGATTCTGTGCGGTGGGCTCGGCACGCGGCTGAAACCGCTGACCAACACGATGCCGAAGTCGCTGGTTGAGGTCGCTGGAATCCCGTTCATTAACTACCAACTCCGACATCTGGCCAGTCAGGGCATTGAGCGCGTGGTGCTGTGTATCGGATACCGCGGCGCCCAGATCGCGGAGTTCGTCGGCAGCGGCCAGCGGTTCAACCTCGACGTGGCGTACTCGTCCGATGGCGGCAAGCCGCTCGGTACCGCTGGCGCGATCAGGAAGGCACTACCGTTGCTCGGCTCGGAGTTCGGCGTCCTTTACGGCGACGTGTACCCGCTGTACGACCTGCAAGCTATCGAGCTTACGAACATGGCGACAATGGCTGTACGTCGGCCAGGCCGCGGTAACGTGAAGTTCACCAACGATCACTGGCGCATTGCCTATAAGCGTAACCAGGATGCGTGGTTACATGGCGATGCTGGATTCTCGGTGGTCGATGCTCGGGCTCTCTCGCACGTATCGACAGCATCGGATTTAGGCGACCTGTTCTGCGACATATCCTTCGATGGGTATCTGGATGGTTACGAGGTGACGGAGCCGGTGTACGAGGTCGGCTCATTCGAGGGACTCGCAGCATTCGAGCGGTATGTCCTTCACGACCGAATACCTGTCTGAGGTTGCGGCCATTGCCGGCGATCTGGACGCCGACCAGGTTGATGCTTGCGCCGCGCTACTGTCTGAAGCAAGGCGTGTGTTTGTGTTGGGCAATGGCGGGAGTGCGGCGAACGCCAGCCACTTTGTCAACGACCTGCGCAAGGTGGCTGGGATCGAAGCCTACGCGCCGACAGACAACGTGGCCGAACTCACCGCTCGCACCAATGACGATGGCTGGCATACCGCGTTCGTCGGCTGGCTGAAGACGAGCCATCTCGATCTGTTCGACCTCGTGTTCGTGCTGTCGGTTGGCGGCGGATCGGTCAGAACCAGCCCGAACATTGTTGCTGCGCTCGTTTATTCCCGCGAGGCTGGCGCGCAAATCGCGGGGATCGTGGGCCGAAGCGAGGGTTACACGAAACAGGTTGCCGATGCTTGCATCGTGGTCCCCACGGTCAATGAGGAGCACGTGACGCCCCACGCCGAATCGTTTCAGAGCGTGCTGTGCCATCTGCTCGTGTGGCATCCGGCCTTGCAGGCATGAAGCTGTTTGTCGACTCGGCCAATCTTGCGGCCATCGAGGACGCGCTGCGTACCGGCGCGGTGAGCGGCGTCACGACGAACCCGAGCATCCTGGCGAAAGAGGGCGTGACCGACCCGTTGCGCCACTATGACGTGATCCTGGAGCAGTTTGGTCGCTACGGCATGAATCTGCCATTGAGCGTTGAGGTGACTGAGTCGGAACCCGTCGCCATGTTCGGCGAGGCGCTGCGCATCGTGGGAGCCCTGGACTACCCGCATCTGGCTATCAAAGTGCCAATTCAGTGGTCGTGGCTCCCCGTGGTGCGCCGATTGATCGCAGAGAGCATCAACGTCAACGTCACGGCGTGCATGTCCTACGCCCAGGCGATCGTGGCCGCGGACGCTGGCGCAACCTACGTCAGCCTGTTCTGGAACCGTATTCGCGATGGAGGCGAGCAGCCAGCCGAGATTGTGCGGGCGGTCCGCACAACCTTCCGCGAGAATGATTGCAAGACCAATATCATCGTCGGCTCGATCCGCTCAACACGCGATGTGACCGACGCCATCATGGCTGGCGCGGACATCGTGACCGTGCCGCCACAGTTTCTCGCGCCGCTGTGCGACCACCCGAAGACCGACGAAGTGATCAGCCAGTTCCTGCGGGACGCTAAACAACCCATTCACGTCTAACCGCCCTGGAGGTGGGACCGACAATATGCCGAACCCACTTCAGGCCATTGGGAAGATGCTGCGCGGCGATTACTTGTCGCACAAGTTCACGCCGCTCGATCCGAGCGTCAACTGGCAGTACATCAATCACCTGGTCTACACGGCCAACACGGTCCCGTACTCGCAGGACTACAGCGGCGACGGCAACTCGGCCGTGTTTGCCTGCTTGCGGGCGCTCGCCTACGCCAGCATTGAGGCCCCGCTTCGGGTCTGGAAACTCGACGCCAAGCAGGAACGTGAGCCGCTCTTCACCAGCCCCATCCTCGACCTGCTGGACGAGCCGCACCCCGACCTCGACCTGAACGAGATCCGCTGGTGGTCGGCTTGGGCACGGCATATCGACGGCAACGCGTACGTGCTCAAGGTCCGCTCGGGCAATTCGACGTTCGGTACGCCCGTTGAGTTGTGGCCGATCAGCCCGACCAGGATGCGGCCACACACTGAGCGCGGCTCGAACAACTTCATCGACTGGTACGAACTCGACCGTTACAACGGCGGGCCGCCGCAAGAAATCCCGGTCGAGAACGTCATTCATTTCAAGCTGGGCGTCGATCCGTACGATACGCGTAAGGGCATCAGCCCCCTGAAGCGGCTGGTTCGCGAGATCGCCAGCGACGGCGAGGCCACACGGTACGCAGACGCCTTGCTCCGCAACTTCGGCACACCGGGTCTGGTGGCCAAGCTGCCGGCCGAGACGATGCTGGCGCCGAAACAGATCGAGGAACTCAAGGCGAGCATCAGCCAATCCTTCGGTGGCGAGAATCGTGGCCGAGTCGGCGTGCTGTCGGGCGGCGCGGATATGGAACAATTCGGGTTCTCGCCGGACCAGTTGAACCTGAAGGTGCTCCACGACGTTCCTGAGACGCGTATCGCCGCGGTCATGGGCGTTGACCCGCTGGTAGCACGATTGGGCGTTGGGCTCGAGCAGACCAGCAACTACGCCAGCGCTCGCCAGGTCCGGGAAAACTTCACCGAGCTGACCATCATCCCGTTGTGGACGATGGATGAGTCGAAGTGGAATCGCAAACTCAAGCGGGACTTTACGGACGATCGGTCGATCATCATCGCGCACGATCTGACCGAGGTGCGCAGCCTTCAGGAAGACGAGAACGAGAAGTACAAACGGGTCATCCTCGCGGTTCAGGCCGGCGTCTTTAGTCGCGAGATGGCCTTGCGCGAGCTAGGTTTTGACGTGCTGGCTGAGGATGATTCGCTGTGGGTGCCGACGGCTGGCAAGTGGGTCGCGGTGAGCGATAGCGTCACGGACCCCGAGGCAGAGCGCCAGCAGGCATTGGCCGAGGCCGAGGCAAGGCGACCAGCACCAGGGCTACCAGCGGCAGGCGCGCCTGCTACGCAGCCGGCGGCCCCTTCAGGCGGGAAGGCCCGCGGCGATGCGTTTGCTGAGGTGGTGCAGAGCATCGTGGATCAGGCAGCGGGCGACTTCGCTGACGACCTGCAGCGGCTGCAGGACGGCCAGCAGAAGCGCGTTACCAACAGCCTTGTCAATGGCTCGCGCTGAAGTCAAGCAGGGCGCCGACGAACAGCACGGCTTCCGCGACGACGACCTCGAGCTTGCGCTCCTGACGGCGGCTTTCGCGCTGTGGTACGGCACCACCTTGCGAGCGGTTCATACGCTGGCGTTGCGCGTGCTCAATCTCGGCACGGTCCCGCTCGATGATCCGTCGGTACGACAGATTGTCATGGCTGGGCGTGCAGCCGCGGTCGCGGTCGATGCCACCACACGGCGGCTAATCGCCGAACGAATCAGCACTGGACTCGAGCAGGGTTTGACGGTCAGCCAGATCGCGTATGGCACGCCCGACTTTCCAGGAATCACGGGCCTGTTCGAGGACACGTGGAAGGGCCGGCCGCTCACGGTAGCCAGGACGGAGTTACAGAAGGCGCAGCTCCTGGCTACTGCGAACCGCTTTCAAACGGTTGGCCGCGGCGTAGTAACCGGCTTACTCGCCCACGATGGCGACCATGATGCGGCCTGCGCGGCTCGGGATGGACGCATCTTCCCGGTCAGTCAGCCGCCCGATCTACTTCACCCCAACTGCCGCCTTGTTGTCAGTCCAGTTATTGGAGGAGTCCCGTGACCACAGTTGTGCGGCCCAGCGAGGCCGACCTGATCGCGATAGCACGCCGTATCAGTGGCCCGCTATCTCCAGAAGGTGCCGATGCCTGGTATCGCAACGATGCCGCCGCGCTGATCGAGGAGGTGCGTACGCTGCGTCAGGAGGCCGAGGCCGCGCGTCAAAGTTTTCTCAATGATGGCGCTCAGGCTGAACCGGACGCGCCGCTTGTCGAGTGGGCGAGGGCATGGAAGGCGAACACGACGGGCTTCTGGGAGAAGACGCAGACGAAGCATTTGCGTCAGAAGATCGTCGAGTTGACTCGAGCCAATGAAGACTTGCAGGCCACGATTGAGAAAGAGCGCGAGGATCACGAGCATCTCGTCGAAGCGGTCAACGCGCGCCACTCTGAACTGGCGGCTGAGGTCAAGCGGAATCTGATCAGGACTGCGGGGCTCCTGTGACCAAACGGCGGGCGAAGGCACCGGTACTCACGCCTCATGGGTTCGACCTGGCGTACGGGAAGGATTCCGCCGCGCAGCCGGGCATGGTCATGTTCAGAATTGCCAACGAAGGCGTGATCAAGTGGGAGTTGAACATGCCGCCCGAGGAGTTCCTGGTCCTGGCGCACGCGTTCGAGAACGTGGCTCGAGCCGTCGCCGCGGACGTGTAGAAGAACGAACCCGACTTCAGCGGTTCCTGGCCCGGCTTAACGCTAGCCAGCCAGGGATCTCGTGTCCATGGTTCTCACACACGGTATCGCCATAGCCAGCTAAGCGATGGCACTGGTCGCATTCGTCCTTAGGACGGCGACTCCATACGTAGTGCCCGTAGCCGTGTTCTGGGTCTTCATGCCCCTCTGGTCGGTCGCATGTGGCGAAGTGGATGTCGCCGCTAGAGAGCACTTGGATCTCAGGGTACTCGTCGCCGCACTCGTTCAACATGGGGGGATTTTACCACCTTGGCACTTGGCCGTGCTCCACGTACCTTAGCTCTAGTCGGAGATGAGACTGGATGCTCCCTTTGGAGAGTCTGGCAACCATTCGCTGAGTTAGAGAACCGCGGGTTTATTGCCGAGTGGGCACATAAAGATAAGGCCGACCAGATCCTGCCGCTGGTTGCGGTTGGACGCTACGACGCCGTCATTACGCCGCGGATCGTGTGGCCGGTCGAGAAGATCGGTGAGCAGTGGATCAGGGCGATTCATAACGCCGGGCTGGCCTGGATTTACGAGGTCGACGACGATGTGTTCTCGCCGCGCATCGTTGAACGGCAGATGCGTGTCTTCCCGACCGAACGCGAGAAGGGCGCTGAGCAGCTCGAATGGGAACGGCTCGAGCGCATCAAACTCTTGAGGTCGTGCGATGGCGTCACGGTCGCCAGCCGGCGACTCGCGACGATTGTGCGCCGGTATGCGCCTGACGGTACGCCGGTGTACTGGATTCCCAATGCGATCGACGCGAAGTGGTTCAAGTCGACGCTCCGCGGAATCGGTCGTATCCCCGCGCTGGAAGGCAAGCTAACCATCGGCTGGGCGGGCGGCGCCCGCGAAGAGGCCGATATGAAGCCGCTGGCGCTGGCGTGGCCGATCATTGCCGAGCGGTATCCCGACGTCCAGTTCGTCATTCAGGGCCACATGAGCGATTCGCTCTACCACTGCCTGCCGCGGGATCGGCTGCACACGCTGCCGTGGCTGCAATTGCACGAGTACCCGCGCGCACTGATCAACTTCGATATTGGCTGCTGCAGTGTTGCGCCGCTGGTGTTCAACACGAGCAAGACAGCTATCAAGTGGTACGAGATGACGTTAGCCGGCGTGACGTGCGTCGTCAGCCCGACGTTGTACGGCCCCGAGGTGACGGACGGCGAGGATGCGCTAGTGGCCGACACGGTCGATCAGTGGGTAACGGCGCTGAGCCGGCTGATCGAGGACGCCGAGTTACGCAGGACGCTGAGCCGGAACGCCCGGCGCAAGGTCATGGAAGAACACTCACTGGAACAGAACTGGTGGCGTTGGCCGGAAGCCTGGTCGGACGCGATCGAACGATTCCGCGCGAAGCCGAGACTTATTCTCGCGACGGCGTAAGGACGTAGAACTCGTCATCGGCTTGACCGACGACTCGATGCGCTTCGATCCATCCTTCAGTCACACGCAGAATAGCGCCACATTCTTCGGCCGAGATGTTTACCTTTCCGTCTAGCGTCAAGTGATCAGACTTGACGAAGAAGAACTCTCGGGCTACGAGGAATCGACGCAACACCTCGGCTAGCAGTTCTGTGTCAGTCATCAACCAGTAGTTTATCCGCCGGCGCGAGCAATCTCCCCGGCTCATCTTCAACGCTTCATGAAGGGAGCCGGCTTTGCTGTACCTGTCTACACCGCTGGAGCTGGTCGAGATCAAGGCCGACTCGTCCGGCGCTATGGAATTTTCTGCTTACGCGTCGACCTTCAACAACAAGGACCACGGCGGCGATGTCATCACCAAAGGCGCGTTTAGCGCCAGTCTCGCCGAACGCAAGTTCCGGCCGCTGCTCTGGCAGCACGACATGCGCGAGCCGATCGGTATCGAAAAATCGCTCAAGGAAGATGGCCGTGGCTTACTCGGTACGTGGGAACTGGTCGATACGCAGCGTGGTCGTGAAGCCTACAAACTGCTCAAGGCCGGCGCGGTCCGTTCCATGTCGATTGGCTATGTGCCGGTCGAATTCAAGTTCGATGACGCCGGCGACACGCGCATTCTCAACCGTATCGACCTGCTCGAAAATAGCGTGGTCAGCTTGCCGATGAACGAGCAGGCCCAGGTGCAATCCGTCAAGCACGTCCATTGCGCGACATGCATGGCACTCGTCGAAACACCCAAGAAGGAGGAGGAGCCCTCTACCGAAACCGAAGATAAATACGGGGATATGACGCTGGCGCAACTCGCCGGCGCAGTCAGCGAGGTGGTCGCCGCGTTCGGTGAACGCGCCCGCGGCTTCCTTGACAAACTCTCGGCCAGCGATCTTGACCTGACCGAACAGAAACGCACAGACCTCCAGGCACTTCTCGAGACGTTCTCGGGGATCGACGCCGTGCGTCACGACGCCGAAGCGGTACTGGCTCA